CAAGTTATAAAGTTATTTAATCCTAAATCTATAGAAGCTATAGATCCAGACGTCTTTGGTGTTTCTATAACGTCTTTTTCATAAACAATTTCAACAATAAAACAAGATGAGTTAGGTATAACTCTTACTTGCTTTAGTCTTGAAACCTTAGTTTTAATTGGTTTTAATATATTTTTAACAAATTTTATCTTATTGTCTTTAATTCGTGAGCATACATATGTAAAAGCACAGATATATAATCCATTTTTACTTTTATATTTAGGTAACTTAGGGTTGCTTGTGAATTTAGATTTATCTTTTCTGTATGTTTTAAGAGCTTTAAAGAATGATTTCCATGCCTTAAACACTAGCTTTACGGTATGCTGTGATACATTAGAAGGTAAAGCTCTAAAATCGGCTTGATTTTCTTTTGTCAGCGATGCTATGATTTCATACTCACCAGGTATTGTCTTAGTCTCAAAAAAATTTTGCCTTAAAATATAATTAACATAATTATATAGATTTTTACTCAAATGACATATTTCCATACAATTTTTATAGTTTATATTGTTTTTATCTATAATATGTCTTTCAGTTCTAATTAACAATAATTTAGCCTCTTTTTATAATTTTTAATTATTATATAATTTAAATCTTTAAAATTTAAATTCCATATTTAATGTTTCTTATTACTTCTGATAAAATTTCATCTTTTAATATAAATAAAATTACATTATTTTCATTTAAATTGGAAATTTTTATCTTTTTATTTTCTTTATACCATTCTATAAATTGTTCAGATACTTTTCCTTGATAATCTTTTCTAAAATAATTTTCTGTTATTTCATCAACAATATCTACAACCGTATCAAAATTATACACCATATCAAATAAAGCATCTCTATTATTCATAACTAATAATAAATCCCAATAAGCTGAATTTTTATAATACTTATATGAAACATTTTCTATTAAATCATTATATTTTAATTCTATATATTTTAAATAAGATTTATTGTTTAAAAGATCTCTTAAAGAATCTAAATTTAATGTTTTATAATCTGTAACAGATATATTATCTATTACTTCTCTTTCAAAAATTAAAATTGAATTTTTCATTTTGAATTCCTAAATAATCTTAATTTTATATGAATATAGATTTTTAAAAATAAAATTTTAAATAAAATTGTTATATAAACTATAAAATAAAATGCATATCCTACACCTAAGCATCCTGAAACAATAATAAAAGACATTGTTAAAAATAAAAATTGAAATAATTTCACTTATTAACTCCAGTTACACCATATCCTGAATCTTGGTTTTCTTTTGAAAAATCATTTGAAGTTTTTACTCTAACTTCAGCAAATGATAAAGATAATGTTATAACTTTTGGCATACCATCTATTGTTGTTGAAACATAAGATCCATCATCATAAGTGCAAGAAATATTTCTTAATACACAAGGCAAAGGGTTAATTAATTTTTGTAAAACTCCATTAGCAAATTCTACTGTAAAAAATTTAGGTTGAAGCATTAATAAATTTTGTGCAGCTATTTCAGGGCATGAATTTCTTTTTAATGTGTATATTAATTTTGCTGCTTCTATTGCTTCTTCTTTAGAATTTGGAACTATTTTAAAAACCATATCAAAACTTCTAGGTTCTGAACCAGTATAATTTTGAAATTTATCTTGATTTGGAATTACCTTTTGCATTCCATAATGAGATAAAACAGTTTGAGCACCATCAGCAATTTTATCTGCTGCTAATGTATTTAAAATTGCACTTATAAAACCATTATTTGTTGAATATCCATGTGAATAAGATTCTGTAAATTGGTTTGGTATAGGTAAAGTTACTTGAAATTCTATTTCTGAATTTGGAAAATCATATTTATAAGAAGTAGCATCAGAAATAGCTTTATCAAAATTAGATGGTTTTTTACTATCGTCTTTTGAAGCAAAAGCAGATAATAAAGAACCCTGAACTTCAGTTCCTTTATTAGAATATTGAACTCTACCATTATTTGCTCTAGAATTAGAAAATAAATCAGCATTAGGATTTACGCCTGGAATAGATTTTAGCATATCTGTTACAACTCTATTTCTATATATTTTTATTATTACTTTCCTAAAAGCAAACGAAGGATCTCTTAATTCTGATGGAAATACATAAGATTTTAACCCTGGTTCACCTTCTGATGCTTGTTCTATTCCATTTGTAATATCTTTAAAACCCAAAAGAATTCCTTTTTATGTTATATTTAAAACACTAAAAAATTAGTGAATTATTTATAACTATTTATCTTTAATGATTTAAAGTATAATAATAAATACATATAAGGGCTAAAGACATTCCTATGACAGTTGGATGAAACACTATTTTAATTAATTTAATAATCAAAAATGCACTTAAAATAGAAAGAATTAACTTTTTCATTAGAACCATCTTATAGCTAATTCTTCAAATTTTTTAGATTTAGAGCAAATTTTCTCTAATATTGTAAAAATTATAGCAAAAGCGAACGCTGGCACCATAACTATTAACATAACTACTAAAGTAATAAACAAATTTTCCATTTTATCTCCTTTGATTTAAATTAAGAAAATTATATCAAAGAATTATTAATTTAATATTAATTTCTAAATTCTTCTTTAGCTTTTTTTAATGTATCTTTAAAATTTTTTAATTTTTCTTTATGTTCTTTATAATTTTTAACAATATCTAAATCATTTATTTTTTTTGATGTTTCTTTATTAATATAATCTGACAATTCTGTATATTTGTCATTTTTTATTAAATCTAATAAATCCATAATTATCCTTATTTCATTGAATTAAAAAAATTATCAAATGCTTTTAAAATTCTATCTTGAGCTTCTTTGATATCTTCTCCTGAATGTTTAACATCTTCAAAAGTTTCAATTATTCTACCATCTTCAAGAATTTCAAAATTTTTAGTTGATTCTGTGACAGAAAAGCCTTCCATAGTTGCATTGTAATCTGATGGACAATCTACTAAATCATACGTAATAAGTTTAAAATCTTCAACTATTCCATTTCTTACAGATCCAACACCTCGTGAAGAAACAGAAATTTTAATTCCATTATCTATTAATGTTTTAATTTGATTGGCTTTTGGATTATCCAATAAAGTTGCTTCACCCATTACTTTATTGTCTTCTATCCATAATTTATCAATAGCAGCAACTGCTTCCATCATATCAACATTTGTTCTTTCAGGGTGTTGCCATTCACAAAGTCTATTAATAGATCCTGATTTAATTGTATTCTGATATTCAGAAACATTTTTTTCCCATATATCTTTTGGATATATTCTTCCATTTCTGTTTTTTTCTCCAATAGTTGAAAATATACCTTTTATTTTATATTTCTTTACTGGAACTTTATTCTCATTAACTGACTCTTCTATATGAATCTCTGGTTCTTGATATTCATAGATTAATTTCATTAATTCAAACCTTTTCTTTTATTATAAATAATTTAAATTATTTATCTTTTTCACTTAATTTTTATGCTAAAAATATTTTAATGTATATAAAATCTCCTTTAATTAATTATTATTGAATTTTAAATTTAACTATAAAAGGTGAATTAGCATTATGCATTGGATTTATAGTAAATGCATCTCTTAAAAAGACATTATAAAATGAATGAGCAGTTTCAAAATGTTTTGAAGATGTTACAATTAAATTATAAGGACTATAAATTAAACCAGATACACCTTTATCTGTTTTAGAATTTAAAGTAATTATTACTTCAGTTTCGTTTGGATCTGGATTCATATAATATGAAACCTGGTTAATTGATCCTAAATAATAATCTCTGGCTTTATTTGTATCATCAACAACATTTAAAGACCTTGAATAAGTAAAACTCATTCCTAAAATACCACCAGCATTATTTACAGGTAAAATTACAGCAGCATCATATGTTTTAAAGTTATCTTTATTCATTTTAGCTATTTCTTCATTCACTTTTTTAGAAATAAAGAATAAATTTGTTTCATGATTATCTAAATTATCACCAGTAATTGTAATATTATTAACAGGAATCGCAGCAGCTTTTAAAGCAGCAACTAATGCAAGAGATTCATCTCTTTTTGTTTTTGCAACTATAAAATTTGTTAACAATTCATCTGAACCTGTTAAAGCCTTTAAATCGTCTTGAGCTTCTTGAGAAATTTCAATAGTTGATTTTTTCTCAGTTGTTGTAACAGGTTTTGAAACAATTTCAAATTTATCTAATCTTGAAGATCTTGCAAATATTCTGCCTGTTGGTTGTTTTAATGGTTGAACATCAGCAATATCATAACCTATAAATGTTCTAATATTATCTGATATTACAGAATTAAGAAATTCTTCATAATTTTCTATATCAGAAGAAGCTGTTTCAAACAGCTTCTCTTTTTTTGCATTTTCTAATAATATTTCATTTAATTTCATCTTGTGCCTTAATAAAGAGGTTTTTTAACTATAGCACCATCTTTTATGTCTTTTTCTTTTAATAGTTTTTTAAGAGTTTCTTTAGCATCTGACTCTTTTTTAAATACAGCAAAAACATCGTAAGAAGTATCATTCGGATATTTAACTTTAACAACAAATACTTCAACACTTTGTTTTGTATCAACAAATTTATCTGTATAACTATTTTCTTTTTCTTTAATATATTCACTAAATTTCATTTCATTTTCCTTTATATTTTTATGTATTTCGTTTAATTTCACGATTTTGCGTTTTTGCAGCACATTTTAAGTATTGCATCTATTTTATCATTCTCTGGCATATTTTCTTCTAAAATCTTAAAAAACACTTTAAAGTTTGGTTTATAAGATATTTTTATAACTTCTTCATCTGAATATTTTTTGATAAGCTTTGATGAAAAAATATAATATGGAAATTTATCTGTATAATATTCCATTAATTTTTTTGATATTCTTTCTCCAATTTCATCATCTTTACTAATATCAACTCTAATAGTTACAGATTCAGGATAAGTTACAGAACAATCAGTAATATTTTCATAAAAACGTGCCATTTTTTTAGCTCTTTCAGGACTAAATAAAGTAATTTCTCCATATGACTCTTTTACAATATTTTGGTATTTTTTGGCTCTTAACGCCATAATTTTACCATATTTTCTTGTATATTTTTTCATATATCTTTTTTTGGCTCTTTTCTTTTTAATACCAGCAGCTGTTTTGAGAGCTCTTAAATTCTTTTTATGAATAACATTTTTAAATTGAGAAGTTTTATGAAATTTTCTCAATTTTTTTAATCTACCAGCTTTAACAATTAAAGAAGGTCTTTCAGACATTAACATTTGAACTTCTTCTGATAATGTTGATTCTTTTAAATTTTTAGAAAGTTCTGCAGAACAATAAGCCATTGTTTTTTCAAATTTTCCATCAAATTTATCCAAAAATAGTTTCTTTGGAGCAACACTAATTATAATGTCTTCAGAATCTAATTTTCCAGAAACTGGTCTAATCACAAACATATATCCAAACATACGATCAAGACTATCTGTTACTTTAAACGTTAATTTATGTCCTTTATTACTTTTGGTTGATTTATATTTGATAAATATATTACTTTTTTCTACTTGACAATTTACGAATTCAATTTTACCAAATTGAAATTTTAAATATCCATCAAACCTTTTTAAAATTCCTTGGAAAGGAGCAGGAACATCGTTTATTGTGTTTTCATTAATATGTTCTACAGATAAATCAATAGTAAATGAACCTTTATTTTTAGTATCATTATAAACCATAAATCCTGGAATTTTATTTTTAAATAATTTTTCCAATTTTTTTCCTAATATAAGACAATTTTCATCTTCATCTTCTGGAGTAATATAAACTTTCATTTCATTATCAGAATAATCAAACTTTATATTTTTATAATCAATTTCATCAGATACAATTTTTTTAATTTTATCTTCTAATTTTGTATCTTTAGAACTTTCGTTTAATATAAAATCTTTAAAAGACATATTTACTCCTACTTCATAATATCTTTATCGCCACGTGATAATTTGTATGATATTACGTGTGAAGGATTTTTATCAGAGCCACCAAAATCATCTCCGAAATCTTTAATTTCTGATTTTTTAACATCTATATTGATAGAACCTCTATAACCTTTGTCATCTTCACCGCTTATAATATAAGGTCCCATATAATCAGCTTCTAAATATGGAAATTTTTGTTCTATAAATTTAGATATTTTTTCTAATAAATCTTTACATTTCTTTTCTGATTCTTTAGATTTAGTTTCATCATAAAAAGTTCCATAAACCACTTCCAATGAAAGTTTTGAAAAATCTTTATTAGGTCTAATTTTTACTCCAAATTTTGATTCTACTTCTTTTTGAAATTTTTTAACTATTTCTTTATGAGAATCATTATTCATCTTCCAAAGATTTTGCGTTTGTTTTGCTTTATCATCGGCAGCTTTATATTCTCTTCTTTTATCTAATGCTGTTTTACCACTTCCGCGTCTTGCCTCATCTAATTCATCATCGTCGTCATTGTCTTCATTGTCTTCATTGTCTTCATCATCGTCATCTTCTTCAGATTCATCAAGATTTTCAGCATAAATTTTTTCTAAATCTGCTAAGCCATCAGCAACATAAGAAGCAATAAAGTTAATTTCATCTGGCTCTAAATCGTTTATAAGAGCTATTAAATCAGCTTTTGATACTGTATCAGAATCTGCGTAATTTATAACATCTTTTGAAACAGGAGCGTTTGGTCCTTGTGAAATAGGAGCATTTTCATCTATTTTATTAAACATTAAATCTTTAAATGTCATCGTAAACCTTTTTAAAATTTTAAATTATTTATCTTTTTTAAAAAATATTTGGTGATTTAAACTTCTAAAACTTTTATGATTAGATAATCTACGTCAGCTTCATGAGAATCATAATCAGAATAAGTTTCTATATTTAAACCTAAATAACAATCTTTCTTAGCTTTTATTGTAACAGATTTATATCCATCATATTCATCTATATAAGCATTATAAGAAATTATTTCTATCAAATCAGATTCTAATTTAGAATCGATAAAAAAATCAGAAGTTATTTCATCTTTCTTCAAAAATTTAACCATTTTTATATATGGACTTTTAATATATTCTTGTATTTTCATAATATCTCCTTTAATATTTAAAATTATATCAAAATAAGTTTAATTTTTAATTAAATCTATTGAAATGGGTTTAATTTTGCTATAATGTTAACTTTTAACACATAGTTTAAATCACTATCTTTTTCACATTTAATGTCAAGAGTATTAAAACTTAAATATCTATCATGATTTTGTCTAAATGTGTCTTTTATTGCTTCTATAAAAATATATCTTGCATCTTTAGCATCAAAATTAAATAAATCTATGTTATTTGACATTAAAACTTGTTTAGCAACAGCACTTTTATATTTTATATCTTTAGCGTCATTAAAAAACAGTTTAGTTTTTAATAATTTTAAAACATCTTCAACAAGTTTTAAAGTTGATGACGATATCATTTTGCTATAAAGTGATAAATCAGCATGACTTAACTCATAACGTTGTCCTGTTTTTTCATCATATAAAGCTTCTTTGTTATTCATATAATTATGAATATAAAATATACGTTTGCTATTTACATAAAAATTCAATTGATTATTATTATAATCAACCGTATATTGTTCGCCTGTTTTTGATGTATACACTATATTAGTTCTAGCTTTATAAAAGTCCTTTAACTCTTTAATATCTTTAACACTTGCCATGTGTTTTCCAATAAATGCAAATAATTTATTGAGACCAATAATAGAATCACATATTTCTATTATAACAGTTAAATTTATTTTAGAGGCATTATTTATTTCGTCTTTTACGACTTCGATTGATGTTGTGTTATCAAATTTTGTTTTATTAAAGAAACAAAAATAATTATTTGAACTATTTCCTGTTAATTTTTCTATTACTTCTTGTTCATAATTACTAAAACTATATTCCGTCTTTTGAAGAAATGGAACAACTTCTTGTGAAGTTATAATATTTAATTGTTTTTTCAATTCAATAACACTCGGATATGATTCTCCAAATTCCAAAACTTTTAATAATTTTGGAGCACTTTTAATTAATAAATCAAAATATTTTTTATCTTGTTTTAAATCTAGTGATTCATTAATTTGTGAATTTAATATATCATTAAAATTCATAATTTAAACCTTTTTAATATATTTATTTAAAATTATATCAAATTAATTTTAAACTTTATTTAAAACAAACATTTTTATCTATAAAAACTTTTTCTTCTTTATAATTTCTTATTATTAAATTTAAAGAATAATTATTATCATCTATTATAATATTTGAAACAATTGGTTCTGAATTAGTATAATAATAAGATTTATTACCTTCACAAAATATATTAATTCCATTAATTTTAATAGTATCATATTTTGAAGCATAATAAAATACATTTATTATTAATATAATTAACACTGATATTAAAAATATTAATATTTTATACATCATTTAAATTACCAATTATCTAAGATATTTTTCTATAGACACTGTATCTATTTCTATACTAATTCCTTGAAGTTTTTTATTATGAAAAACAGGAACAACTTCTTTAATGCCATATAATAAAGGTCTTTTTAGAGGATTATCACCAACCCAGATATTTAAATCAGAATCAATTTTATATTCTTCTTTAACATCATTAAATAATTTTTCAAATTCTTTTATTTTCATTAAATCTCCTGTTATTTTAAATCTTTGCTATAGAAAAATCATTATTTAAGATATATTCTTTTCTAGCATCTGATTTTTTATTTGACATAAAGTCATCAATTATCTCTTTAGAATCAAATTTAAACTTAACTAACATTTTTTCTAAACCATCTTTTTGGATAACTTGATCTAAGTCATCAACATTCCAAGAACCAAGACCTTTGTAATAAACTTGTGTCTCACCTGATTTTATCGGAAGTTCATCTTTTAAATCATATACCCAAGCTGTTAATTTTCCATTCTTTTTATTAGCTTTAATAGGTGTATTTAAACGATAAAATCTATCTTTATAATCTGGCAAATATTTCTCTATAAAAGCCGTCAGCAACGAATTTATATGTATACCGTCATTTTTCCAAATGATAAAAAGTAACTAGCCCCGAAGGGCTAGTCCAAATCCTGGTCTGAACCGACAATTATTTTATCGAACCCAGAACTTTCTCTATTTCTTTTAACATTAGTTTGAGACTTATATAATTTTAAGTCTTGCTCTGATATTTTTTTAATTTTTGAGATTTTCATCTTTTCTCCTTTTTATTTTTATTTAGATGTATTATAATCTTTATTTCTTAATTTACCTATTACTCTGATATTTAATTTTTCACCATTATAATAACCATATGTTTCATCTTTATTTTTAATAACTTTATAATATGTATCTTTCATATTTAAACCAGAATGTTTTCCAACATAATATTTTCTTTTATCAAATGGATATTTATAAGTTAACCTATAAACAAAATGGAGTTTTTCTTCAATAATTAAATTCCTTTTTAATTATTTATACAAACTCCATCGAAATCATTTAATTTTTGTCAAATCTTAAATTAAGTTTTTTACATTATATTCTATATTATTTAATTTAATTATATCATTTTCATTAACAATATATCTTTTTCCTTCGAATTCTATTTCATAAAAGTCACCATCTGGTAATAAATTTAAATCTTTACCGGTTTCTTCTGCTCTTATAATTTGATACAATTCAGATAATTCTTTATTAGCTGCAAATTTTTGGTGAGACACTTCCCAAACATTCAAAGGTTTACCTCTAAGAGTAAAATATGAAAAATCTTTATTTCCTAAAATTTTTGAAAGACCACCGAATGCACTCAAACCTTCAGTTAAAATTAGATTTTTAGCTCCACCAACACCACGGAAAAAGTTATCTGATTTAATCTTTTTAACTTTTTCAACACCTTTTAATGCTTTTCTATTCTCAAATTCTTCTTTAATTTTATAAATTTCCACAATTGGATCTATAAAAGCATTATTTTTAAGAATTTTATTAACAAAAGAATAATCTATATTAGAGAATTTATTAAATTCAGCTTCTGAATTAGTCAATTTTTCTTTTGTTTGAGAATTAAATTTAGGTGATGGAAAATTCTTTATAAAAGAAACTAACATTAATTTATTTCTAATATCACCAGGCTTAATGTTTTTATATTTTTTAGATATTTTATCTCTAATAATATTAACAACATTTTTAATAATTGTATCAACATGAATACCGCCATCTCTTATTTTAAGACCATTTACATATGTAAAATGTTTAAAATCATCAGAATCGTTTGGCATTATTGCTATCTTAACATCATCTGTTTCATATATTTCAAAATTTTCATTAAACAATTTTGCAAATTCTTTAAAATTCTTGACTCTTATTAATTTTTTATTAAATTTAAATTTAATTTTATCAAAAATATTTGCTAAACAGAGTATTCTTTGATAAATGTAATTTACATGATTTTCATCTATTTCTGTTATATTAAATCTTTTTAAATCTGGATAAAATGTAACTGTAGTTCCTTGAGATTTAGATTTTGAAATAGATTCTGTAAAAGTTTCTGCATTATTTTTAAATGTTACTTTATATGAATTTTTTCCATCATCTGTTTCTCCAACAAATTTTTCCGACCATACATTTGTGCAATAGCTACCAATACCGTTCATGCCCATCTGGATATGATTGTCATCTTCGAAATTGGAACCAGCTTTTGCTCTTCCCCAACATAAATAAGGTTGGTAAAAATCTCCTTGTTTTACAACAGGAATTCCTCTACCATTATCTTGAACTTGAACTTTATCCTTTTCTATAATAATAGAAATTTCATTTCCATATTTAAAATTAGTTTTAATAGCTTCATCTATTGAATTATCAATAACTTCGTTTATTATTTTACAAAGTCCTGGTATTATTTTGAAATTCTCATATTTTATATGATCATTATCAAAATTAAAATCTTCTTGTTCTTCAAAATCAATAGAACCAATATACATCGCGTTTCGTTTTAATATGTGTTCCCTGTCGGATAACATCTGGAAATCATTTTTCATTTTTGCTCCTTAATAAATTATAAAGAAAATTATAATACATAAAACTATCAAAAGGCTTAAAGTTTTAAAATAATCACTCATTTTAATCCTCCAAAAAATATTCACACATATTCAAAACTGTGTCTCTTGTTGCTGAATCTGGTTGATCTATAGCGATTTGATATAAATCTCTTATTTCAAATATTGGCAGATTCATAATATAATCTGTTATTTCATCTGATGAAAGAGTTAAAAGTTTTTGATAATCCACATTATCTCCTTTTTATTTAAAATTTGTATTATTATATCATTTAAAAATTAAAAATAGTTTAAATATCTAAAATTTCAAATTTTTTATATATTTACCACATCAAATAAAGTTTAGGAATCGATAAAATCTTCAAAAGATTCTAAAGATTCTCCAATAAATTTACCAACTTTAGAATTTGCTATGGTATCTGTTAATGGATTAATTACTTTATTTTTAATAGCATTTGATACAGATTTAAAAACATTGTTTGCTATTTTTTGAATTCCTGTTTGAATTTTATCAGCTATATCATTAGCAGTTAATCCAACTCCTGAAATTTTGTTTATTTCAAAATAAGAATAAGCAAATTCTACAGTAAAAGATTCTATCTGAGATAAAGATTCAGAGTTTAATTCTATTTCTGAAATATTTTTAGGAAAAGCATTTACCATAGTATAAACAACCATGTCTTTATCAAATTCATAATCAACTTGATATAAATGTATCATAGATAAATCTATATCTATTTTATGTAAAGAGCTCAAATTTTCAGAGTAATTATGTGTTTGTGCAGATAAAAGCCAATCTATCATTAATTGTCTTAGATTATGATTTTCATGGTTGTAGAAAGTGCATGTCCACGTTTGATTATATTCTTGAATGCCTGGTAAAGGTATTGTTCTACCTTTAAATTTATATTCTGTGATTTGAGCGCTTAAAGATGGAAGTGTTGTAGCATGACATAAAATATCTAAATCTTCAAATTTTAGATTATATTTATTCATTAATTGTCTTGGAGGCATTAAATTTAATTTAAATTTTGTGGGTCTTCCACCATCACCTAATACAGAATAAAGTTTATTTTGTAAAATATCAGACATCTTCACTCTTTTTATCTATTTATCTTTTTTAAAGTTTTATGGTGTGTTCTTTAATGAAATAACCTTCAGGCAAGTAAGAATTATTAAATCTGTGTTTATATTGATATTTAAAAAATCCAATTTTATCATCAATATCATACACATTTGTTATTTTTTTAGAATTATGAAGTCTTATTAATCTTCCTAAAGATTGTGTAACAGTAATATATGCTTTAATAGGACAACCAGAA